TTCACACGTCGAGATCTCGATCAAGGTGGCGGAGCGCAAATACGCCGCCTGGCCAAGCCATATCCGATCGAAATTCGAACCGGCCCGCACCGTCAGGACCGGCAAGGAGAGCATCGTCCTGACCCTGGCGGAGGACGTGCGATGAGCCTTCGCATCGTCAGCGCCGACGAGCGCCTGTCGGCCGCCAACAACAAGACCTCGCTCGCCATCTTCGGCCCGCCGGGCTCCGGCAAGACCTCGCTGCTGAAGACCTTGCCCGCCGCCGACACCATCTGCCTCGACCTCGAGGCCGGGATGAAGTCGGTTCAGGACTGGCAGGGGGACAGCATCGCGGTGCGCACCTTCACCGATGCGCTCGACCTTGGATGTCTGCTCGGCGGCGTCAATCCCGCGGCCGATCCCAGCGGGTTCTTCTCCGAAGGACATTACCAGCATCTCAGCCAGACCTATCCGGATCTGGTCCAGATGATCGCCGGCAAACAGATCATCTTCGTCGACAGCATCACCGATCTGACCCGCCAGGCCATGGCATGGGCGCGGACCCGGCCGGAGGCGTTCTCCGAGAAGACCGGAAAACCCGATCCCCGCGGCGCCTACGGCCTTCTCGCCCGCGAGGTCATCGGTCTCCTCAAGCATCTGCAGCATGCGCCGGGCAAGACCGTGATCTTCGTCGGCATTCTTGAAAAGGTCACCGACGAGTTCAACCGCACCACCTGGCAGCCGCAGATGGAAGGCGGCAAGGCCGGCCGCGAGCTCCCGGGTATCGTCGACCAGGTCATCTCGATGAGCCTGTTCGCCGCCGATGACGACGGCTGGCGCCACGATCCCGAGCGCTCCGACATCCGCCGCCTGGTGTGCCGCGCCGGCAATCCCTTCGGCCTCCCCGCCAAGGACCGCTCCGGCCGTCTCGACGTGACCGAGGCCCCCGACCTCGGCCGTCTGCTGGCCAAGATCAACTCCCCCCAGCCCGCGACCACGAAAGGATGACGACCATGAGCTTCGACATGAACGACGCCGAGCCGCAGAAGAGCGGCGACCTGATTGCCGACGGCAGCTTCGCCAAGGTGATCATGACCATCCGCCCGGGCGGCGTCGACGGCGACAGCGAGATCGACCGCGGGCTGCTCAAGACCTCGGGCACGCCCGGCAGCGACGTCAAGATGCTCGACGCCGAGTTCACCGTCGCCGAGGGGCCCTACGCGCGGCGTAAGTTCTGGCAGGTGCTCACCGTCTCCGGCGGCAAGCTCGACGACGCCGGCGTGTCCATCGGCTGGAAGATCTCCAAGAGCACCATCCGCGCCATGATCGACAGCGCGCTCGGTCTCGATCCCAAGGACATGAGCGAGGCCGCCAAGGCAAAGCGCGTCCTTCGCGGCCTGGCCGATCTCGCCGGGATCTCCTTCGTCGCCAAAATCAAGGTCGAGGCGAGCAGCAACGGCCGCTACGGCGACAGCAACAAGCTCGACCATGTCGTCGTCCCGACCGAGCCCGAGTGGCGGAAGGTGATGGACGGCGAGGTGGTGCCGCCGGCGCCTGGTCCCAAGTCCCGCCCGAAACCGGCTCTCACCGTGGTCGCCAAGCCGGCATGGGGCCAGCCCGCATCGGCTCCGGCGGCCTCCTGGAGCCGTCCGGCGACGACCGCTCCCGCCAAGGCGCCCGAACCCCCGCCCGCGAAGCCGGCGGGTCCGGCCTGGCTCAACGGCTGAGCCGGTGACCTCCGAGGAGTGGCAGGCGCATGTCACGCGCGAAGCAGCGAAGGCGATGGGCGAATGGCTCGAGGGACGCGGACGGCTCAACCAGCCCATCGCCTCGCTGACCATGGCGGATCTGGAGGCCATGGCATCGAACGCCATCGCTCGCTTCGTAGCGATGGGGGCGGAGCGGATCGGGACCCGGGAAGGCATCGCCTCGGACCTCAGCCGTCTCTTGCTCGCTTGAGCGTCTGCGCCCTCTGCGGGCGCGAGGCCGGAAGCTTCGGCTACGTCCACCTGCTCCGTCGGGATCGGTTTCCAGACTACCGCTTCTGCTCGATGCGCTGCCTCGGCCTCGGCTCGGCTCTCGCCATCAGGATGAATGGGATGATCGACAAGACGGAGATGGAGCACCAGGCGATCAGGGACGCCCGCCGGTTCCTGGCCGAGGTGCTGACCGAGCTCGAGCTGCTGGCGCCTTTTCATAATCGCAGCGCCGAGGACATCGACCGCATCATCGAGGCCTGCATCGACGGCTTCCAGGACTCCATGCAGCGCCAGTCCGCCGCCAGCGGCATTTCTGCTTGAGGGCCCGGCGATGCTCGACATGAACCATGGCTCCGAGGCCATTTACGGCTCTGCTGCGAGCCAGGCGGCGACCTTGCGCATCAACGCGCTGATCGACGACGCCCTCATTCAACGGAACCGCGCGCAGACGCCGCGAACCTATCTCGGCGGCAGCCGCATCGGCGAGCCGTGCGCGCGGAAGCTGGTCTATGAATTCACCCACGCGGCCGTGGATGCGGGGAAGGGCTTCGACGGCCAGACGCTCCGCATCTTCGATGCCGGTCACCAGTTCGAGGCGCTGTCGATCCGCTGGCTCCGCGCCGCCGGCTTCGATCTCCGCACCCACCGCAGCGACGGCGAGCAGTTCGGCTTCATCGCCGCCGATGGCAGGATCCGCGGGCACATCGACGGCGTCATCGTCGCCGGACCCGATGTCGGCGTCGCCTGGCCGGTTCTTTTCGAGCACAAGGCCGTCAACGCCAAGTCCTGGACCGACATCGCCAAACGCGGCGTCCAGCTCGCCAAGCCGGTCTATTTCGGCCAGCTGCAGATCTACATGGCCTACATGGACCTGGCGACGGCGCTGTTCACCGCCCTCAACAAGGACACCCAGGCCCTCCATCACGAGATCGTCGCCTTCGACGCCCGTGCCGCCCAGGCGCTCTCCGACAAGGCTGTCGATGTCATCCGTGCCGCCGAGGCCGGTGAGCTGCCGCCCCGTATCGCCGCAACCCCAGACTTCTATCTCTGCCGCTGGTGCGCTTACGCGCAGCGCTGCTGGGAGGGTATGGCATGACCTTCAGCCCGTCATCGCAGCAAGCGGCCGCCATCCGCGCGATCGTCAGCTGGTATCGCAGACCCGATCGCGCCCAGGTGTTCCGGCTCTTCGGCTTCGCCGGCTCCGGCAAGACCACGATCACTCGCTACGTCATCGAGGAACTCGGCCTCCTGGCGATGAGCCGCAGCAGCATCTCCGCCGGCGGCGTGCTGTTCGCGGCCTTCACCGGCAAGGCGGCCCTGGTGATGACGCGCAAGGGCACGCCGGCATCGACCATCCACAGCCTGATCTATCGGGTCTCCGAGGCAACGCCGGAAGAGATCGAGCGCGTCGAGAGGGAGTTGTTCGGCCTGCAGGTCGGATTGAGCCGCATGGCCCTGGCCGAGCGGGCATTCGCCGAGACACAGATCCGGCGGCTCCAGTTGCGCCTGGCCGACATCCACAGGCCGCAGTTCCTTCTGAACGACCAGTCGCTGGTGCGCGATGCCGCCCTCATCGTGCTCGACGAGGTTTCCATGGTTGGCTCGGAGATGGCCGCTGACCTCCTGGCCTTCGGCAAGCCGATCCTGGTGCTGGGCGATCCTGGCCAGCTGCCTCCGATCAAGGGCGCCGGCGCTTTCACCGACGTCGAGCCCGACGTGATGCTGACGGAGATCCATCGTCAGGCGGGCGAAAGCGCCATCATCCGGCTCGCCACCATGGCGAGGCAGGGTGATCCGATCCCCTACGGCGCCCATGACGGTCATGTCTGGAAGATGCGTCGCAACGAGGTCGCCCCCGAGCAATTGCTGCGGGGTGGGCAGGTGATCTGTGGGCGCAACGCCACACGGATCCATCTCAACGCTGTCATGAAGCAGGCGGCGGGATTTACGGGCACTCATCCGGAGGGGAATGGCGAGAAAATCATCTGCCTCAAGAATCGCCACGATCTCGGCTTGGTCAACGGCATGTTCGTGTCTTTGGACGACGTTCGCAACGAGGGGCCGCTCGAATTCAGCGCGACCATCACCACCGAGGATGGAGTTGAGATCGCCGGCCGGCAGTGTTTTTACAAGGGCCATTACGACGATCACGTGTGCCCAGATCCCGATCGCTTCCGCCGGGACTGGAAGGAGATGCGTGGCCTGATCGAGACGTCGTGGGGCTACGCCATCACCTGCCACAAGTCCCAGGGCTCGCAATGGGAGAACGTCATCGTCTACGACGATGGGCTCGGCCGTACGGCAGAGGATCGCGCCCGCTGGCTCTACACCGCGATCACGCGGGCGGAACAGGGGCTGGCGATCCTTGATTGATCTCAACGACGCCACATATCCCCCCACGCCGCAGGTCCGCTACGACCTCGACGCCATCGTGGCGCGACTGCGCGCGACGGCTGAGTCCTGGGTGCCACGGCATTTCCCCAACGGACGCCGCGTCGGCGATGAGTGGCGGCTGGCCAATATCCGCGGTGATGGCCCTCGCAAGAACGGCTCCTGCGTCATCGCCCTCAAGGGCGAGCATGCCGGCGACTGGCATGACTTCGACGGCGGCGAGGGTGGCGGGCCGCTCAGCACGCTCGAGCAAGCAGAAGGACTCAAGGGTCGCGATCTGTTTGCCCATGCGGCCGAGATAGCCGGCTGGTCACCCGGTGCGCCGGAGAGAAGGGAGCCTGCTCTCACAGCGGTGAAGACGGAGCGCGACATAACGCGCGAGATCGCTTTCATCGTGGAGCACGCGGTCCCGCTCGGCGGTACGCCCGCGGCGGCGTATCTCGGGGGCCGCGGGATTGCTCTGCCGGACGTCGCTGACCTCTTGTTCCATCCCGACCTGACGCATTGGGAGACCAAGTCAGGCTATCCGGCGATGATCGGCCTGGTCCGCGATCGCGCCGGCGAGGCCATCGCCGTTCATCGGACCTACCTCGAGGTCGGTGCGGCGGCGTCCGATACGGTATCCAAAGCTGCCGTCTCCAAGCCGCGCATGATGCTGGGCAAGGTGGCCGGTGGGGCGGTTCGACTGGCGCCAATCAGCGCCGCAGCCGCCCTTGGGCTCTGCGAGGGCATTGAGACAGGCCTCGCCGTCATGACGTCCTGTCCGGGGCTGGCTGTCTGGGCGACGCTGTCGACCTCGGGCCTCGAGCAGGTGCAACTGCCCCCCGAGGCAACACGCATCGTCATCCTCGCCGACCACGACGCATCTGGCGCCGGTGCCCGTGCGGCGGAGACGGCCGCGCGTCGTCTGCGGGCCGAGGGACGGGACGTTGTGGTCGCCCTGCCGCCCATGCCGGGTGACGATTTCAACGACGTGCTGCTGCGCGACGGCCCGGAGGCCGTGGCCGCGATCGTCCAGGCGGCATTCACCGGGAAGGACAATGAAGCCGAGGCGCCCGCAGCCGATGCGACCGGCCGTCACCTGCCGATCGGCTTTGTCGAGCCATCCGGACCGCTGCCGGCACTGCGCGCCGATGACGGCGACCTCGCCCGTGCTGTCGATCGCGCCTGGAGGCTGCTGCTGGAATCCAACCGTACACCGTGGCTGTTCCGCGCCGGCGGCGTGCCGACATGGATCGTTCCCGACGACGAAGGCCGCCCGGTGGCGGTGCCGGTCACCGACGAGCGCCTGCGCCATATGCTGGCCAAGCTGGCGATCTGGCGCCGTATCGGGCGCAACGGCGATCTGGTCTCCGCACATCCCCCGACGGCGCTGATCAAGTCGGTCCTGGCCACGCCCGATCCCGGGCTCCCGGTGCTTTCCGGCATCGTCATGACGCCGGTGTTCGGCCGCGGCGGCACCCTCTTGACCGAGCCCGGATATCACTCCGACGCGAGGTTGCTCTATTGCCCGACGCCGGGATTCACCGTGCCGCCGATCCCCGAGCGCCCCGATGCCCCTCAGATCGCGGAGGCTCGCGCGCTGCTGCTCGAGGATCTGCTGGGCGACTTCCCGTTCACCTCGCTCGCCGAGCGCGCCCACGCCGTCTCCCTCCTGCTGCTCGGCTTTCTCCGCGCCATGGTCGACGGGCCGACGCCGCTGCACCTGATCGAAAAGCCGACGCCCGGCACCGGCGCCACCCTCATGGTCGATGCGATCGCCACCATCCTCACCGGCGCCGGCGCCTCGGTCATGACCGAAGGCCGCGATGACGAGGAGTGGCGAAAGCGCGTCACCGCCAAGCTGCGCCAGATCCCGGCGCTCGCCCTCATCGACAACCTCCGCCGCCAGCTCGACAGCTCGGCCCTGGCCGCCGCCCTGACAGCGCCCTTCTGGGAAGACCGCATCCTCGGCGTCTCCGAGATGACCCGGCTCCCCATCCGCTGCAT